CCACCCCGAGGGGCCATCGTCATGCGGTTCGACTCGTTCGACAGCAACTGAACGCCCGATAACCTTTTTGCTGGCGTTAGCAAAATGGAAAATTCCTCCGGATTTGCTCTTGCAAACTTATCCGCACGCCGATATATTTCTGACATGTCAGCCGCACAACGCGGGTGACGCCAACCCCGGGAGATGATGACATGAGCCAAAGCCCCAAGATCACGATTGACGACGACTCCTACATTGTGTTTTACGCCGACCACGAGAAGGGCAGCCCAGCCGGAATGATGGTTCGCCAAGGACTGGCAAGGGCGCAGCAATCCGAACAGCTAATGATCGAGTGCGGATACAGATACACCGAAATCAAGCACGCTTTTTCGGCTGGCGAAATCTGGCAGTCGGCAACCAAGTAGTAACCCACCACCCCGCCCCCTGCACATCGCGGGGGGGCTTCCTCTAGCTGATGGAGATGATGACAGATGCACGCAGTTTTGAAGCACGGCAAGTACAAAGCGGTCGATCGCTGCACGGTGATGTCCTACCACCACGATCGGCAATTGTCTTGGACCGAATACCCGGCCGGGGCAGTGATCGAGGTTCCCCGAACGGTCAACGGTTTTCGCTACTGCCTTGAGTGGTGGGACCTTGAGTACGATTGCCCCGACACTGGCGGGCCGCAGCCGCGAATTGAACGGCTCGTCAAGTAGACCGCCCACACGCCCCCGGGATTGGCTCGGGGGCAACTGTTCGAATTCCTCTAAGAGTTCACACGATGACCCACACCACCGCAACCGCCGCCGCCGCACTCGGCCTGACCCCCAGGCAGGTCGGCCAACTCGCACGCCAACACGGGCTGGGCCGCAAGATCGGCAGAGACTGGCAGTTCACCGCCGCCGATCTCCGCCAGATGCAACGCCGCCCGACAGTCGGACGCCCACGGAAGGGGGCGAAGTGATGCCCGTCCCTCCCTGCGAGAAGTTTCCGTTCGGTGACACCCGGTTCTCCCCCGGCTACACATGGGTTTCCGAAGAGCCTGAATGCCGTAGCGGTCTCTGCATGCCCTCACTTGACCACGCCACCGCCGCCGCGATGTACTGTGACCGACCGTCGACCCGGTACTACCACATGCGGGGCAAGACGTGGACCGTCTGGACCATGCAGACCCCGACCGACACGCCACAGATGCACGTGATCGCCCTGCCTGTTGACCCCGCCATGCTCCCCGCTGACAAGAGGTTCACGTGACCCACTCCCCCATCATTGCCCGACTGTACATCGACCGGCAGAGGCAACAACGGCTGATTGAGGACGCCAGGGCCAAACTGCAGGACGCCGCCCGTGCTGTCCTTGCCCTGCACCCTGCCCACCGCGAGTACGGCACGGATGCCGACTACCATGCCGCCGTCGACGAATACAATGACTGGCTCGTCCGGATCGAAGATCTCATCGCCGACCTCGCCGTTACCTCTGCCGCAATTGCAGACTCCCTCTCTGGCCCCGGCTCACATCTGATAGGCTACCCCCGATGATCCGCTACTCCATCGCCGCTGGCATCGCCCTGGGCCTCGCTGTCGCCGCCTTTGTGTCCCGAGTCCCGCCGGTCAATCGGCCAGTGTCTGCGGGGCGTGTAGACCCATTTGGCCTCTATGTCCGGGGAGCCAACGGGGAAATCTTCGTCCGCGTCCGCTGGGGCAGCTTGCCGGGATATCCCCCCTCCGGTGGGTACTGTGTGGATCAGTGACTTCGCCTTGAACGCCGCCGTGAATCTCGGGATGATTGGATGTCTTTCCTTTCACCCCGAGGTTCGAAATGGCCCGAGTTACCGGCAACATCACGTTCGAAACGTCAGACATCAGCAATGACGCCATTTCGGCGACCACATTGCTGGACAACGACAAGCTGCAGCACCTGTACAAGGCGTTTACCAACTTCGACCTGGCAATTGGCGCGACACCTGTCGCTAGGCATGAAATCGTCTACGTCGCCGACAAAGCTGGGACGATCCGGAATTTCAACTGCCTTTGCAATGACACCGGAACTGCCGCCAGCGTGACGTTCGACCTGAAGAAGAATGGTTCATCGGTCCTCTCGTCAGTCGTTACGGTGACCAATGCCACTTCCGACCGTGCTGTCGTCGCTGGCACCATCACCACGAGCACCATTGCCATTGGCGACGTGATTTCCATCGAATTGGCCGTCAGTTCGTCTACGGGCATGCAGGGGCCGTTTGCGTGGGCCGTGATCGAGGAGAATGGAGCCCCGACCTAATCCACGGGCCACAGGCCACGCGGGCATTGCTGGCTCGGCATGCGGGCCTTAATTGCAATGACGCACCCACACTCGCCACATGTGTTGCCGCTCCTGAATTGGCACGGCTCGCATGTGGCGAATCGTTTGCACAGAGAGTCCTCGGCAAGGTGCGGACAGCCCTCGGCAATATGCTGGGCGATGGCACGCAGGAAGGAGACGACTCTCATTGTCTATGCCTTCTTTGTACGCCGCCCACACAAAAAGACCGAGTCTGAGGCATGGCGACACAGTGTAGGCTGCCCATGCCAATACACGGGTGGCGATGGCAGGATTCCTCCCCATGTGTATTGCAGCACCCCTGTCGAGCTGGTTTTCGTTGTGCTGTAGCCACTGATTGCACTGCTCCATACCGCCGTGCCTGCGTTGGCATCCATGAATTGCAGTGCTCCGAACTGCAGTGATGCCGGTGCCAGCAACTGCGTCATCGCACTGTCGTATCGCGTCAGATACGAGCTAGCACCAACGCCACTTCCCTGAAACCCAAGCCACATCCCGTTGGCCATATCGCTGGCAAGGCGACACACTCCAGTCGACCCCAAAGAGACAAATGTAGCCGAGGTGATTGACATAGACGGACTCATCCTTTCCACGACGGCCTGCGAGAAAGGCGAGGTGACATCTCTCGCAATCCACAGATAGTCATCCGCCGCAATCTCCATGCCCGAAAATCCATACCCGCCACCACGTGTGAATTTCCATTGCAACACGCCACTGGCGTTGTATTTTGTCACGAATTGCAGGACAAAACCAAAGGCGTTAAATTGAAATGACGCCACATATACATTATTGGACGAATCCAAAACTGCTTGCAGCGGTATGTCACTTGCCCCGATGTTGATCGTTGCCTTGAGGACCGCGTTCTGATCATACAGATATGCCTTCTGGTCGTTGTTGAGCAGAACGAACCAATTGCCGTTCGAATATCCAGAAAATGATGTGTTGGTGATTGTGTCGACTCCGGTTAGATCCAAGTCATATGTATAGACATGGCGAAACCATAGCGTAGGATTTGTGTCGTTGTTGGTCGACAACACGGTTATCTGATTGTTCTTCGCCGTGAGGAAACGCGGACGTGGGTAGTCCCGATTAGGGTCGCCTGTATTCTGAAATTTCCCAACATCCACTTCGGCAAGCACATTGACAGTCGCACTGTCGGCCAGTCTGCGCAACCAATAAAAATCGCCATCACCACAGCAATTGCATCCAAAGAACATCACGCCACCTCATGTGCCACATGCGGTCTGCCAAATTTCCCATCCATGTGGGAACCAGACACACGCAACTTCCGCTCCAGCATTTACCGCCCCGTACCGACTGTATGCTTCGATGTTCTGGCCGGTGTCGACCAAAGTGTAATTGCGCGGCACTTGTGGACGGCCACGATACACCGACACTGTGCCGCTAGTCTGTGCGGCAATAGCAGCATCGGCCACCCCAATCGCCACCCGAAGTGGATTCCGCCCAACCCGCTCCATGCCGTTGAAGTCTTGGGGGCTGGCGTTGAGAAAGAAGTCCCGAACGACCGCCTGCACCTGCGCCAGAGCTTCCGGGCCAAGAACATAACTGCTCATCTCACGCCTCGAAGATCTTGATCAGCAGCTTGGGTGTGCCCGCCGATGCCTTGTGCCGGAATGTCGCGGTTGACTTGCAGTAGACCATCTGAGGTAGTCCACCGGGCTTCAGTGTGCCACACGCTACCATCGCCCCGCCCGACGCCGGTCCCCAGTCAATCGAGTTCGTGCTGTCGAGATTCTGCAGGATCATCAGGCCGGGGGTGGTCAACCCGAGCGATGGAAAGGCGGCCTCGGTCGTGCTTGTCGCCACCACGCCGGAATACAGCCCAGAAGACGCCTGGTCGGCCCGCATTCCGCCGACGGAGAACTGGTCCGCCAGGTAGCCGGTAGATGCAGACGCGGGGTTCTTGAGCGTCACATTGAGTGTGACAGTGATCTCGTTGGCCATGAATGCTCCTACACAAAGCGAATGTCGGTGAACTCGACCTCTTGGTAATCATACCAATAGCGGTACACCTCGTCGCCGTCTTTCACGGGTGTCGGAAGGGCCTTCCCCTTGCCGTCGAGATGGATTGGCTCGGCTGGTTCCACGCCATCTGGACCGTAGTATGTCTGAAGCACATCAGGACCAGCCCCCAATGGGCCGAGCACCTGCCGACCACGGTCGAGGGTATTTGCGATCCAATAGCCAAGCCGCTTGTTGGCCTGAACTGTGGATGTGGCCCCAACGTCTTTCACGTCGGACGCATTCGGCAGCAACATCGACGGACCAATCTCGATCTGGACCATGATGTCCCGGCCACGCACGCCACGCTCGTAACGCTCCTCGCCAACCTGCACGTCGGCCACCCGGGCACAGTGCTGCTCCACCTGCTCCCCGTCCACGGTGAATGCCGTCTTGTTAATGCAGTTGTGCAGAGACAGCAAGCCCGCAGGCTTCTGTCGGACGAAGTATCGGATGGTGCAGATGCGAACCGATTCGTAGTGAGCCTTGCCGGGGCGGAACAGATCCCCTGCCGAGTTGCACTTCTTTTTGCCACGCCGGTCATTCTCCAGTGTGACCTGAATCGCATTCGTCGACCACGAGATCCTCGGGGCCTGCACTTCGGGATCTTGGTTGAACTGCGGCTGCGCCTGATTCGACGAGACTTGCGTCGAATAGGAGCAGGTCACTGTCCAATGGTGAGGTGCCCCGCGATTGTTGTTCTGCCTTGCACTTCGCGAGAGATGCACCGCCGACGAACCAGGGGCGTATGGCTCCAGTGCTTGGGGAAGTCGCGGGTCCGACAGCACCTCGGTCGCGTTGAACTGGGCCTCGTCGTAGTATATCTCGAACACCCGCTCGTAGGATTCCGTTCCCGGCATGGAGAACGACCCAGATGCGCCAGCGATCTCTGTGATTGTGCTCGCCATGACCTAGTTGCTCATTGCGTTGTTGAAAAGAAGATTGTTGGCCTTCCGCAGCATCTCGGCCTCATCCTCCGCCTTCTTGGATGGCAATGTGTTGAGCCGGATGTCATTCAGGTTGTTGTTCGCGTTCCGCAGCAACTCCTTCATGTCCTGCAGGGCCTGGCTGTCAGGACTCGGTCCTTGCCGAGCCTTCCCAAGTGCGTCGAAGGCTTCTGCACTGCCAAACGCCGCGCCGCCGATTCCCTCCGTGGGATCGTATGCCTGCACGCGCTGCGAAAGGCGGTTGACGCCTTGCTCAATGCTTTGCACGTATTGCTCATAGTCCCTAATGGCCATCACCTTGGCGCGTTCGAACTGTTCCATTTCCTGCAACCCACCTTTCTCAATCGCCTCTCCTCTTTTTTTGGCCTCCTCGTCGAGACGCTTGTTTTTCTTGTCGGCTTCTTCTTTGTCGACCTTGGCCTGCTGGTCTTTGACGGTCTTTTCCAGTGCGCCTTGCTCCGCCAGGATAAGGCCTCGCTCCCGCAGCATCTGTTGATGCTTGTTCTCCAGCTCTTCTGCCTGGGAGTAATAGTCCGCCATCATCTTGCGGACCGCCCTTTCGCCACCCAAGGATTCAACAAGGGCTTCCGACTTTTGAGCCTCCAGGCCCTGTGCTTGCAGTTCCTGCTCCATGCCCTCGGCGCGCAGATACTGCATGTACTGCTGGTGAGCCAGCAGCCGCTTCAGCTTGTCTCCCTCGATAATCGCCGTCTGTGCCTGCTTGCGAGTCTCCACCGCCTTGGCTTCGTTGACAGCCATATCCACGCGAGAATTATCCAGCCTGTTCTGAGCCTGCGCTACGGAGTCAATTGCTTCGAGTTCTGCCCTAAATCCAGCCTTGCGACCAGCCTCGTCAATCCCCTGTTGCGGCTGAAAGCGTTTCATGTTTAGCTTGGCCGCCTTTTCGGCTGCCTGCTCCGCCCGCTGCTCCCACTGTGCCCACAGATCGGCACCGATCATTAATGCAGTTGAGATGCCGACCACGCCGAACTCGGCCGTCATCAATGCTTGGCCGATACCACCAAACCCATTCTTGGTTTCCGCTAGCAATATCCCGAGGCCCTGCAGGTTATTTGCGGAGGCTCTGACAGCCCCAGCAAACCCGCCAGTTCCAAACACGGTCGCCGCGTCTTGTACGCCATAGGCGAGATTCAACATTCCGTATCGCACACGATTGGCCGATGCCTCGACGTGGTGCAGCTCCTCCACTCGCCGTCGCTGGAATTCACGCACATGGGCGTCCATCTGCTCCATCTGTGGCGCAGTGCGTGCCATGCGTGTTTGCTCGACGGCTGGCATGTCCTGCCATGCCGACATATCCCAGCCCTTCGACTCCGCAGCCGCCTTGATTGCCCGCTCTCTCTTGACGGCCAGGTCGTGAAGGCGATCAATGTGGCGCTGAAGCTGCTTTTCCTTCGCTTCTTGAGTCTTCTTTTCCTGCGCCAACTCGCGCTCGGCGTCGATTTGCAGGCGGTCGATAAGGTGCCGCTGCGATGCCGCTTGTCGCTCCGACTGCTGGATCTGTCGAAATCGCAACTTGGCCGCAATGCTGTCGGATTTCGCTTGGCGTTCTTCGGCCAGCCCGATCTGCTGCTCGGGAGTCAGTGGGCCAATGAAGTCCTCAATTTTGACAATTGGCTTTTGCCGCACTCGTGGTGCCGCCATCTTGCGCTCGAAGGTCTCCAGCATCTGGGCAAAACTATTGAGTGCCCGCTCCGCTGGCGAGATGTCGGCTGCCACGCCGACCGTCATCGTTCCTAGGCTTTCACCGGCCATGCGTCAGTCCGTTCATATGTGCCCACTGGTCTAGCTTGGCGGCAACATCCTGTGCGGTCGTTGCTGCCGTCGCGTCCTTCGTGCATCCAATGCCGTATCGAGTCGGAATGAACGCTCCGGGCTCAATGCTGCTGCTGCCACGATAGAGCATCGCCGCAATGAGATCGGCCTGCGCCCAGTCATCGCCCCACGGACAGACTCGATAGTAAGCCTTCCATTCTGCGAACTCCTGAGCGTCAAGCCGTTCCTGTGCCTCGCGCACCGTACAGCCGAATGTCCTGGCCAGATGGAACCAAAACAGCCTGTCCGGGCGCGATCTCAGTTTTTTTCCGTCTGTGTCGCCTCGTCTCCGCCGATCTTGTTCAGGCGAAACGCCTCGTCGAAGATCCGCGTGAGAAGGAGGTGATTCCAGTCCGCAATTGCCGGGATGTCATCGCGACCGGCCAACGGCTCACCAGACTCATTGACAATCGACATCGCCACAAGGGTCGCACGACTACGGGTCCAGTTGTTTGTTTCCCTCGCCTCCTTGAAGGTCCCGATGTAGAAGTCGAGATCTGTGCCAGAGATGACTTTCACAAACAACTTGGCATCCGGCATGTAGTCGGACACATCAACAGGCGACTTGACACACGTCTTGGCAGCCGCAAACAAAGAGTCCTTGAGGTTCATCATCAGCTCGCTGCATTGACGGTGATGGCCCCGGTCCACTTGATCGTGGCGGTGGCCGTCATGATGCCGTTGATCGGCACTGTGGGCTCGTAGGCGGTCATGAAGCCTGTGCCGGTCCACGTAGCCGCCGTCGTGGCTCCGGCCGCCATCGGGTAGGTGATGGTGATGCTTTCCGACGCCGACTCGATGGGCGGGTCTTTCGAGGCGTCGAACATCATCGTGACCCGCAGCTCCCCGTAGTTGACCAGCTTCTCGGGAATGAACGTGCGGGCGGTGGTCGTGGCACTGTGAGTCGTCTCCAACGCTTCCCGCCGCATCGAAGACGGATTGATGTCCGTGATCCACGCGAAGAAGCCCGTGCCAAACGTAATCGCTGCGGAATGGCCCTGCATTGGGGCTGCTGTTACAGGCATGTCTCAGTTCCTTTCAGGTTGTGGGGATGTCGTCTGATGGCTGGTGTTTCGCCAGCCGTTCCATGAGCTTGAGGCGGACTCTCTGCTTGACTTGCTCCTTGGTCTGCTGCATTGACTCGCGAAGCATCCCGTGGCCCTTAACCTGCTTGCCGTTGCGATGCTTGAATCCCTTCTCGACAAGATGCAGATAGCGGGACGGCTTGCGGACCTTCTTGGATTTGACGACGAGTGGCACACCAGCCCGCTTCGCCTCACCCTTCTTGCGGAAGTAGCTCTTCATGGCTGGGCCGAAGATTTTCCGGCTGGCCCCGACGAGCGAATACAACTTGCGACTCGTGTGCTTGCTATCCTTGGTTTGCAGGGCCTTCTGCAGCCATCCGGTGTAGATTGGCGTCTTCTGTTTGGCGACCTTCTTGATCTCAGTCGCGGCTGCATGCAGGGCGGACCGCATCGCTAGCCGTAACGTCCGGCTACTGATGTCACGGAGCCTGCGTGTTATCTCGGTGTCGATGTCCACCGAGACGTTCAACTCGTTCGGATGCGGCTTCCGTTCGTACTTCATCATGTCACCGAGTGCATGATGCGATAGATCCCGGACACCTTGACCGAGATCAGATCCAACTCGTCGTGAGACAGATCCTCGAACATTCCCGCGTCACTCGACGCCATCATCCCGAGGGACACGGACAACTTCCGCGACAGACCGTCGGCGATGTCCTGCCCGTAGTTGATCATCAGCTTTTGCTGCTCCAGAAGGCTGCCCTGCTCGATCCGACGCACCAACTCCACCGCCACGTCGATCTGGTATTCGTCGAACTGGGCAGGCATCCCGCTGCGGTTTCTCGATGTCGCCTGCGGGTAGACGATGGCCGAGATTCCGTCCTCGAACGACTCCCTCAGCATGGTCGGGCGGTAGGTCTCGATCACCCGCAATGCCGGGAGGGCCACGTCCCCTGAGTCGACCAGTTCACGCAAGGCAGCACAGACACCCTCGACCGCTTGCACAATCGGGGATGGCATCACCGCACCTGCTTCGTGAAGATCCGCAACACAACCCCACCGGACCCGCTGTCCCGATAAGGCTTCTCTCCGCTCGCATCCGAGGCAACACGATAGACCTTGCTTCCGTGCGTGATCGTATCGCCTTGCTCCGGCACAATCTGCCTGCCGTTCAAGACCAAGTCAGTCGCCGTCACCAGCCAATCCTTTGTGCTGTAGCCGACGATGATCCCCTGGTCGAGCTGTGCAATCGCAGAATCCCCAGCAGTCGCCTGAATCGTGACCGAGGAGGAACCGCGTTGGTACACGACGGTCTGGCTGACAGACGCCTTGTGGACGCCTGCCAGCCACGACTCAGCCGACAGAAGAAGGTCGCTCATTAATTGCGGTGCAGGATTTCCCAGTTGCACACATCGAGACGGCAACTGTTGCTAGCGCTCGTGGTCGACCATTGACCGCTGATGGCCAGCGTAATCGCCGCCGTGGTATCCACGGTCGTGGAAGCCAGCTTGGCAGGCTTGGAAGTCACGGTTCCTTCAACGCCAATCGCCGCCACACCGCAGGCCACCGCAGTGCCCGATGCACCAGTGGTCCGCACAACGATGTCAGCTTCCAGGTAGAAGATGTCGTTGTTGACGACATCCACGGCACCGGTGCTGACAACGGTCGTGGTTCCCAGCTTGATCTTCGCGGTCAGGGTGTCCGTCGAGTTCGTCGCAGTGGCAATACCCTGCGCCTTTACGCGAATGACATCACCTTCCCGCAGGCCATTGGCCGGGATGGTCAGGGTCGAATTGTCAAAGTTCGTTTCGGTGGAACTGGCCGTCAGAGCCGTCGATGCAGCCACCGCCACACCGGCCATTTGAGTGCTCCCGTCAGTCTCGTTGATGGCAACATCAACGGTCGTGTCCGCGAGAGCAGCCGCCACCACCACTTTGCCAGCCGGAACGCCAACCGACGCAGCGGTCGACACCCGGTCGTTCGCCACGTCGTAGTAGACGATCTGGCCAACCGTCATCGCATTGCCAGCCGAGGTGGCCTTTGTGAATCGGAACACGCCATCGATGGTCAGACTGCCCAACGCATTCGCAGCGATGTCGGTCTTGACCACCCCGAGCAGTCCGTTCTGGACCACCACATCCCCAGCCGTCTTGGCAGTGGTCGGGGTGTAGTCAATCGCACACCCTTCCTGCCTGTACGTAGCACCCATCGTAGAATCTCCTTGTGGATCAGGTTGGAATCAGGAACTTAGGCAGCGCCCTTCGACTTCACACCGGCAACGTATTCCGCCTTGTCCACGCCGAAGTCGTGGTAGCCACGGAACTGGATGCCGAGGGTGTTGAAGTCCGCATCCGCCGATTCCACGACGGGAGACTGCTGACCATTGAGGAATGACACCACCATCGCCGCGTAGACCGAGGTGGCCCGGAACAAGTACCACGCCGTCGCCGAGTTGCCGGTGAATCCCGACTCCGACAGTTGCGGCACAATCACGGGGCGGTACTTGTTGACGTAGATGTTGGCGTTCGGCGTCGGGCTCGAACCACCAGTCAGGTTGCTCGACGTGTAGAGCTGCTGAGCAATTGCTTCCAGCTCGGGAGGAACCAGCAGAATGACCGGTTCGCCACCGATTCGTTTGGCACCGTCCGCCTCGGCCGACTTCATCGTGCGGAACGCCTTGATCCCCAATCCGAGACCGACACCGTCGAGCCCCAGATTGGTGGTCGCACCGCTGATGTAGTTGCCACGCCCCGACGTGAAGAACGTCGAGTTGTCGAGGAACGTCGACCAGAAGATGTCTCTCATCTTCATGGCAGCGCCAGCACCCAGCCGAGTGCGAAGATCGTCGAAGGCCCCGAGGTCATCGTTGATGATGTCCTCGCGGGTCAGTGCGAACATCTTCGCGTAGGTCTTGGCCTGCCGCTCGTAGCTCTCCTGCGACACGGTCCCGTGCTTGATCTCGCCACCAGCCCCCAGCGGCTCGTACTCCATGCTGTCGAGCAGGCGGTACGTGGTGACCTTTTTGAAGTCACGCACTGTCTTGACCGTGCTGATCTCACGCCACGTGTTGTCTTGCTCCTCGTAGCCAGCGACCAATTCCTTGGTTGCCACGTTGCTCAGGATGTTCGACACCGACACGCCCAGCGTCGAGAACGAGTTGGCATGCACGTCCGGCATCGCCAGCTTCAGCACCTGCCGCAGGTTGCCGTTGTGAACCCGTTGGCCAGCATTGACCGGCATGCCGTTGGCCGACGCCGCCATCAGCAGAATCTGCTGAATGCCGATGTTCTTGTAGTTCTTGTCGGCAGCCTCCAAGACCTCGGCCTTGTACTGCTTCTCGACGTTGGGCATTCCCATCGTCAACGCCAACGCCGCCTCGATGACCGTCGGGCTCATCTCATCCCGCTTGCTGACGTGAATCGCAGGCCCCTCGTGGGAAGCGCCGGCCCGCACAAGATCGAGCTTGACGCCGGACACGGCACGAACTGACTCAACCTCGAACTTGGCCGGATTCCACTTCTCGCGGATGGCCTTGGCCTTCATCTCGCGATGCTGCTTGAGGGCAGTCGCCTTGATCTCCGCGAACTTCGAAGCGGGAACCTCCCCCTCGTACTCGGCGAACGACGCTTCGAGATCATTGAGATGCTCGGCGGCGGCAGCCTTGATGTCCCCCACGTCGAAGTCAGTCGCCTCGACGACCTTCTCCTCGCTCGCCGAGGCAGTGATCTCCGCCTGAAACTTCGCCTGCAGCCTCTCTCGCTGCACATCGGTCAGGGACTCGGCATCGAATCCCATCGCCTCGACCCATTTGTCGAACGGCATGTCTGCACCTTTCACGTGCGAAAATTCGACTGCCGAGGCAGCCAACTGAACCGTGGTGTTTTCATCCGCTCCATGCGGAAGGAACGCCACCCCATACAGACGACTCTTGCGGGCCACGTAGACCGGTCCTTGGATGGACTGGCCATTCACCATGACCGTGCGACCCTCCGGAATTTCCTCGACCCGCAGCGGCTTGGCCTCGATGCTGGCCTGCCACGGGAAACCATTTTTGGCGGAGTCGACGAACTCGGTCGCCGACTGCGAGACGGCACTCACCTCGCCGCTCAATCGCAGCGTCTTGCCGTTGTTCTCGACGGTGCCCACATGTCCGACCAGATGGTCCTTCTTGTGGTGCAGGTTGGCGATGACTGACTTGCCCTGCTCAAGACCGGCCAGATCCAACACGATTGGCAGGTCATAGCCACCGACAGTCAGCGGGCCGCCGTTGTAGGCAATCACGTCGAACTTGGGACGCTTGCCCTCGCCGACACTCGCCTCGACTGTCGACTGCTCGGCGTGAATCACGATGTTCTGCAGAGTCTTCATTCACCACCATCCATCTGTCGAACCTTGGCCTGCGACCACGTCTTACCCGCGTCCCCGCCCCACAACTGCCACGCCACCCAGCCGGGCTTCTCCTTGCCCTTGGCATTCCAGCCGGGTGACCGACTCGCCTTATCGTGCCGAGCAAACCACGCCGCCATCTCGCGTACGTGGGCCTCGGTCAGCGATGTCCTTGCTGCAATCTTGCGTGCTCTCGCGACAGTCTCGGGCTTCAGCCCACTGCCAGACCGCCCCGCCGCATGCAGCTTCAGGCCCGCCTTCGCCGCCGCCGCCATGCCAGCCGTGGGGCGAAGATCAACCGCTGCCGCCGTCACGTCTTCCGTCGGGGCCGCCTGCTGTTCTTGCCGCTGCATGTTGGCCATGTTCTGCGTGACGATGGCGAACTGGTTCATTCGCAGTGTCTGCCGCATCTCATCGACCGAGACGCCGTAGTCGTTGGCCATCTCCTCGACGTGGTCCTCGAAGTCCAGCCCCTGCTCGGCGTAGACCTGCGAGAGTGTGGTCGAACCGTTCTTCAGACGCTTGTCGGTGGCATTGGCTTCGCTCTCAGGATCGCCAATAGGATGATGAGGCCAGTCCCAAGAGTGCCGTGCAGCCAGTGTGGCATCGAAACCCCAACCGTAGACGAGGATTGCCCGCTCAAACCACCGCTCGAACAGCGGATCGAGAACGGTGTCCTCGCAGTCCGACCGCTCCAGATCGATGGTCAGAAAGTACGTGCCGTGGTCGAGCTTCCCTGAGGCGAAGTTGTACCCCGAAGAGTTGCACATCGCGAGATTTTGCGGGATCGACTTCGGTCGAGCCATCTCGTTGACCTGGGCCGCGTGAAATGCCTCGTAGGTCGCCCCCGGATGCTCCGATTTCATCTGCGAGACTTCCCACCCCATCGGGAGGGCCGTCATCATCCGCTTGTCGAAGTCGAGCGTGTCCATCGGACGGACTTCGTCAGCACCATCCGGCGTGAGATTCGTGTGGATGATCGCCGCGTAGTCCGCTGCAGTCTCGGCCGCCGCCAGAGTTGCCTCCCGCCATCGCCGCGAACTCGCACCAACATTGAGAGTCGACCGGAACTCAGGAACGCCGCGATGCTGACCCGGTCGCCGCATCATGAACCAGTGCAGCATCCACTTCGCCGGGATCTCCTCGAACTCGGTGCCCGACCACGCGAATTGACCACCGGGGTGGTGCTTCAGCACGTCATAGCTGATCGGGTTGCCGAACTGGTCGTAGCGGATGCCGTCGATGTATCCCGCCGTGTAGGGGATGATCCTCGGGCTGGTGACCTGCTCGGTCTCGATCAGGATGATGTCGAGATCCACGGGGGCCTTCAGTCGCGGGTTGTTCCGCAGCAGACCGAACGCCTCCCCGTCCTGCACCTTGGCATGGGTCATGCACCACAGCTTTCGCCGCAGCTGCACCGCCTTTGACCACTGCTGCCACGCCGCCTCAACCATCGCGTTGAGATTTTTGTTCCGGGTCCGCATCCGCAGAACAGGACCGGTCCCCATCACGTAGTTGGCGTGAGTCTGAACGATCCCGTCCGCGTACCCGTTGTTGGCAACCTCGTAGCGTGCCCGCTGGACCAGCTTTGTGCGAACGGCCTTGGAGTTGGCCGAGTCCGCATCGTAGGCGTCGGCATTGGCCCAGTAGTTCTGCATGTCCGTGGTGTCACGGGCAGCGTCATACGTGGCCTCGACCGGCTTCTTTGGGCGTGCGACAGACTGCACGACAGGCACCGGCTTTTTGCTCGCCAGAGGCGTGCCGAACTCATCCAGAATGCGGTTCTTCGTGGCTGGTGCGATCACCCTGCCCCCGGGGGTCGAATCTTCTGGAATCGAATGCCAAAACCCGGCTTGTTGGCCGACGCCGCGTCCTTGCCAGCCTGA